ATTTTCAATGGTGCCGAAGGTGGGAGTCGAACCCACACGGGCCAAAGCCCACCGGATTTTGAGTTGTGTAATTAACAATTTAAGCAAGTTGATTGAAGTTTGATAAAATACGCTAGAGCCTGGGGGACAAGGGATTAAAGGCTAGAACATGATTAATTGAGTTTAAATGATTTTAATAAGTTTTAATTTTTACGTTTGCAAAATGTTTGCAAATTAATCTTTGTAAAGAATGTCTTCAAGGGTATCGGAAATTTCTTCTTCCATGTCCTGAGTGACGTGTGAATAGAGATCCATAGTTATAGAAATCGTTGAGTGGCCTAGTCGTGAACTTGCCTTCTTAGGTGCTATGTTGGATTTTAACATGAGTGTTGCGTTTGTGTGCCGCAGGTCATGGAAACGGATCTGCGGCAGCCCATTTTTCTCTAAAAATTTCTTAAACCGCCAGCTGAATGTTGTGGGATTTAATAGTTGTCCATCATCCCGGCAAAATACAAGATCGTTGTCCTGATACTCATTACGAAGGAGCATTTTTAGTTCCAACTGCTTTTTTCTATAATCTTTAAGTATCCGGATTAGAGTATTTGACAGTTTTAGTGTCCTTATACTGGTCTCGCTTTTAGGTTCCTTTAAAATGAGTTTTCTGTTTGCTCTTACAAGGTTTCGTTTTATATGTATGAACCCATTTTCAAGGTCAATGTCTTCCCACTTTAATCCTAGAAGTTCACCACGCCTTAGCCCCAGAGCCAAGGCAAGATTTATCGGAGCTTCCATATCGGTTCCTTTTGCGGCTTCAAGCATTGTTTTGGCTTCTTCAAGAGTAAGCACTTTGGCATTATATTTTTTCTGCTTCGGAGGGGCCACAGCATCAGCCGGGTTGTTGGGGATCATCTGCAGCTTAAATGCATAGTCGAGCGCTTTTCGCAGCACTCGGTGGTGTTGGGTTAGAGTCTTTGCTGAAAGCTCATTTATTTTTGAATCGTAATACTGTTGTATGTGAACCGGCCTAAGTTTTTGGAGTTTAAGATTACCCAGAGCTGGGGTTAAGTGTTTTCTGATTATCATTTCATAACCGGCAATTGTGGTAGGAGACAAGTTAGGCTTTGCATGACTGTCCAGCCAATATTCTAGAAATTCCTTAACAGTGATTTTTTCTGGCATAATAAATGTATTATTTTCAATTCTTGCTATGATATTAGCTAGATCTTTTTCTGCCTCCTTTTTAGTGCGGTATCCACTAAACCATTTTTGACGTCGCTTGCCGGTTGAGGGGTCAGGGCCAATATCAACAACAATAGACCAGGTTTTGCCGCGCTTTCTGATATGACCTCTCATCAGGTAACACCTCCTGGTTTTTGGAGGAGCATGGGCGTAAATGGCTGTTTTTAAAATAGAACTCAAAAATAGGATTGCATTTTTATATAAAATTAAACCATAGTTTATGGTTTATGGCCTATGAGTGGTCATTTCTTGTATCGGCTATTAAGAAAAAATATAATATTGTTATATTTCTTATCGTAAGTGTTATAGAATAAAGAACCGCTGAAATAGCCAAGAAAAAAGTTATCCATAGCAAAAAATTCCCATATCTTAATTTTGCAATGTATTCAAGAGGATATAAATAAGAAAATACAAAAGTGCTGATTATTGAGATTAATAAAAGGGTTAGTTGAACAACGATTGACCAGGAAAAGTATGCGAAAAGTTGTTCAATTTTCCTAATATTGGTATTTTCGATTTTTTCACTTTTAAGTTTAGTTATTACGGGAGAACTAGAGGTTGCAAAAATAGTTAAGCTTGTTGTATTAAAACCTGCTAGAATTGAAAAAGCCGTAATTATTACACCTAAGTGTGAGCTAAATTTTTGAAGTAAGTTTGATATATCAGTATTAACAATTTTCAACGAAATAGAGATAATAAATCCTAAAATTATTGGGAGAAAAAAGTCAAAACGGAGGTGTTCTTTTCTTCCAAGTCTTATATAGTCTTCAAATATCCGTAACAAAAAAAAACACCTCCAAAAAAATTATTCTTTTTTATTTCCCATTTCTATCATAAACTCAAACATATGTTCTGGCAAGACTTCTCCTTTTTCATCAACGAGAAATTTTTCTTTGTGTTTTTCTTCAATACCATCAAGTTTTAAAGTTTTTGGCCCGCCGTCGCTGCGAGAACCTTCAATTATGCCAGAAACAATTTCCTGTCTATTTTCCAATAGTTTTTGTAAAAATTCTTTGAGGTTGGGAATAATGAGACCTCTTTTTTTTGCTTTTCTCCTACCCACAACAATGTCCAAGTAATTTGCATATGTCCTTCGTGATATTTCTTTCAAGTATCCTATTGCGTCTTTAGTATCATATTCATTTTTGTCTTGAATTTTAATTCTAACTTTAGCTAATCTTATTACGTCAAATTTATCAAGTTCCTCTAAGAAACCTTTGTTTATTCTATGGTGAAATACTATATTACGTATATTATATTTTTTAAAAATAGGCTGTGCTTTTTCTTCCAGATAATTTTCTAATCTACGAACTGTAACGACATTACCACTATAAGTATCAAGAAGAAATAGACCATCTTTTAAACGAAAATAAAAATATGTTCTCTGAGTTTCGCTTTCATCGGGTTTTTTGGGATTTTCTCGAGTTGTTAATGTACTAAGACTTTTCAAATCGGTTCTTAGCCCAAGACGTACACCTTCAAACCAACCGTATAAACAATCTTCGTCGCCCGGAATTTCTTTTTTGTCAATTTTCATATTTTCTAAAGAGAAAAACCATTCGCCTTCTTTAATCTGTACACGTTCCTTTTTATCCAAATTAATTATATGATTAAAAATTTTTTCAATAATATCTGGCTTCCAATTAATTTCTAAAATATTTTCTTCTTTGTCGTTTGTTTCATGAGAGACTAAAGAATAAAGCTTAGTTTCAAATACATAAATTGTTCTGTTCTTAGTTTTTAACTCCATATAAACCTCCCCCACAAGATTAAAAGGTTCCTTTCGAGCCCTGTCGAACTATGTCGAAATATCCATAATATTCAAAACCTATTATCCTTCCAAATTTGTTTTTAATTATATTAATAAGGTGGACCACATACTTTGCACGGTTCGTAGCCCGAAGCCTTTGCTTCATTAAGACTAATAGGAATTTTGCTCCTGCTTAGATATCTACACCCATTTCGGTGATACTTTTCACCTGTTCGGGTAATATAAACAATAATTTCTCCTTGGGTATTGTTTTTTTCTATTTGGGAATTGCCACTTTGAGAGCTGTCTGAATTTGATGGTGGTGCATTAGGAACAGAACCTATTGCCCAAAGGCCTTTGTTTGAGCTTCTTGCTTCTTTCTGAAAGCTTGTAAAATAATCTACGTATTTAACATCTGGTGGGTATGTAGCTACTTGAGCATAACCATCTAGTAGCAGATGTGCTTACAGGAGTTTCTTTATATGTTTCTTTTTCGGCAACCTTTTGTGTTGGGTTATTTATATCTGCTTCTTGAGTATTTTCAGAAGATGGTAGCCCGAGAGCAGCACCTACAAAAAACAAAATAATTAATCCAGCAATTATTCCTACCTGTTTTGGAACAGGGTATTCTTTAAATTTAGCTCTGTTGATAAAAAAGTAAACACCTGCTCCTATAGCACCAAAAATCAGAATTCCTATAATTTGTGAAAATGCTGCTATTATTGCTAGAAGAATTAATATTCCAATGATGGCTCCACAACCGCTTCCTTTTTTAGACATATTTGAAACGCCCTCCCCTAACATAAAATATTCTTTCATCCAATCATGGACATAGTAGCCTTTTGTAAAAAGCGGCTCTCAATTGCAAAATTAATTTTCCCCCTAACTCCCGTTATTAAATAAAACGCAAACAAATTGGCTTCCCTCTCATATTTTCCGTTATAAAAAAGGGTATTTTCGGTGATAAAAAAGTAATTCAATTGGGGATGCAGAATATGGTGGCCAAGCTCGTGCGCAGCAATAAATTTTTTTTCATGGTAAGGAAGTGACGAATTAATTACTAATATTCTCACATCATGTTTGCATATGTTAATACCCTTAATGTGTGAAAAAGGCTGAAAATCAATCTCCAGGCCGGTTGCTTCAGCTAATTCATACGGGTCATTGGTGCAATATTTATTGACCAGGAAATCTACGGCCTGTCCAATGTCGATGTGTGTCATATTTTGTCGAACCCCCCATAGAATCCGAAAGGCCGCCACATTGTTTCCAATGGCAGCCTTTCATTACTCAGTTTTTCCTTGTTGTTTCAGAGCTTCTCTTTGCTTCTTCCTTTCCCGCCTAAGTCTCATTTTAAGGTACTCAATAAGTTCTTCCTTCATTTCTTCGGTTACTTCTTCACCCTCAAACATAAGCTTACTGTTTTTGAGCCAGTCCTCGATTTCAAGCTCGGAAGGCTCGTCGAGAATGCCTCTGGGGTCATCTGTTCGGCCAAGGAGGAAGTCGGTAGTTACATTGAAAAACTTTGCTATTTTTTGCAATGTTTCAAAGTCCGGATGTCTTTTTCCTGATTCATATAGGGATAAAGTTGAATTTGCAATATTTAGAATCTTAGCTAATTCAAGTTGAGTTAGATCTCTTTCTTCTCTTAGTCTTTTAAGTCTTTCCCCGAAGCTCAGCTTTACCACATCCTTTTTACAAGCTGTAAAATTATTATACACATAAAAATAGAAACTCAAAAAAATTTTTGCAAAATGCTAAATTTAATATTGACATTTGCAATATGCAAAATTATAATCGAATTAAAGAATTTACAATACGCAAAATAGGAAGTGATAAAATGAGTACAAAATCGTTAGCTGAAATTAGGCAAGAAAAAGGTATAACTCAGGCTAAAATGGCGGAATTACTAGGGATATCTGTTGCAGCATACAATCTTTATGAAAATGGCGGAAGAAAAATACCATTTAAAGTTGCTGAAAAGATATCAGAAATACTAGGAATTAATAAAGACGATTTTTTTTCGCCCGTGTCTTTTGCATTACGCAAAACTAATACAGACCAAATGCAGAACAACGCCCAGAGTGCATGAGGGGAGGTGTCTGTTTGAGAAAGTGGGATAATCTTCCCGATTTGCTGACACTGAAAGAACTGCAAGAGTTTTTACAAATCGGGCGAAATACCGCGCTGGAATACTGTCACAATCCTAGCTTTCCGTCTATTAAGATTGGTAGAAAGTGGAGGATACCAAAAGAACAGCTTAAAGAGTGGATAGCAAAGCAGGTTGAGGAAGCGTCAAGCGTTACTTTTGTAAATGAAAAAGATCGGTTAAGGGTAGTGGGCAGATTGTGAACCAAGGCAGGCATAACCCCGACACCCGCGCGCTGATGCCGGGGAGGGAGGTTTACAAGTCAATCATAGCATTAATGCTTTAAAAAAATAAAGCCAGATAAAGTTAATGTTACTACCAAATGAAAGGGGGGAAATGGCAATTGGATTACACTAGTTTCGGAACTGCATTAAGGGAAGCTAGAGAAATGGCTTGCATGTCAAGAAGAACCGCTTCTGAAAATCTTCATATAAGCCCGGATATGCTGAAGCTTTACGAACTTAATAAACATCTACCAGATCCGGATTTGGTTCAAGACATGGCAGAATTGTACCATGCGCCTGAACTTATTTTTCTACGATGTGTCAAAGGCTGCCCTATTGGGCGAACATTTCGATACAGAGTGCTCAATCGTGTTAACAGAGACCTGCCAGCGATGCTCACAAAATATAAATCAGAACTGCAGGAAGTTATGAACATGATTGATGATTTAATACTGGTTACCCTTAACAAAAAGAGCAAGGAAGAGTACAACGAGCAGGAACAGCAGGAGATATTCAACCTAGCGCTTGAGATATGCGATATCAGCCATAACAGCGATGAGATAAAGATTGAATTAATGAGGACGTTTGGCATTGAGGTGATTAAGCAAGCTATCAGGGAACATCATACCAAGTGTTACCGGAATGGCTATCTGTCAGATAAAAAAGAAAAAGCGCCGTTAGCAAAGGCGCTATGAGCTATATATCAATACCTATAGTTATTTTAAGGCAAAAAAGGCAGAAAAGTCAATGTTGGACTGTAAAGCAAAGGAGGGATAAAAAGTGCTAGCAAGGTGGACCGATCCCAGCAGAAGAGTAACGATTGAACAAATTCTGAATTTGTATTCAGCAGGAATCATCACACAAATAAATGATGGACAAACCCTAACCTTTGAAATAGAAGAGTAAAAAAGTAAAAATGCCAGCTAAGAAAAAGCTGGCAAGGAAAAAATTGATCCTTATAAAACGGAACGGAGGTAAATATTGCTTCTTTATATTATACCACATTTAAAAGAAGCAGCCCTTCGTGGGCTGCAGCTACACTGCCAGAACCCCGTCCCCGGCGTGTTGGTGTTGGCCGGGGGCGGGGGACTAATCAAGGAGGCGCTTATTATGGCTGTTTGTTTAGATAGATTTAGCCAGGGGCTTCCGGATCCTGCTGAAACTGAAATTATGGCAAGTTGTGCAGGATGCGGTTGTGAAATTTATGCTGACGAGTACGTTTATTACGTTGACGACGGTGAGATTTTACACGCAGATTCGGAATGTTTATTTAAGTATTTCGAACCAGAGATTATACCAGTTGAAGAAGCTTTGCAGAGGTTGAATCCTTTTAGGGAGTGAGCAATTTGGCTGTTAACATTCTTGTTAATACAAACAATATGTCGCATGAGGAATGGCTTGAGTGGCGACGGAAAGGTATTGGCGGAAGCGATGCTGCGGCAGTAGCTGGACTGTCGCCGTGGAAATCACCGATAGCTGTGTGGCTTGAAAAAACTGGACAAGCTGAACCGGAAAAGCCAGGAGAGGCGGCATACTGGGGAAGAGTGCTGGAGGATGTGGTTGCTAGGGAGTTTTCTATTCGGACGGGGCTTAGGGTGCGTCGAAGAAATGCAATACTTAAGCACCAAGAACACGAATGGATGATCGCTAATATAGACCGTGAGATTGTCGGTGTGCGTGAAGGGTTGGAGTGCAAAACGACCAGTGCATACAACGCCAATGAGTGGAAAGATGATGAGGTCCCGGCTCAGTATATCCTTCAGGTGCAGCACTATTTGGCCGTAACTGGATATGAAGCGTGGTGGATAGCGGTTCTAATCGGTGGCAATCGGTTTGTATACAAGCGCATCGAACGGGATGAGGAATTAATTCAGGAACTCATCGAGATAGAACGCGATTTTTGGGAGAACCATGTTTTGGCCAATGTTCCGCCAAACCTGGACGGAAGCAGGGCTTCTACCGAACTGGTAAAGCGGATGTACCCACGGGCAACGCTTCCGGCGGTAAATCTCCCAAGTCAAGCCAAAGAGTTGATTGAAGAGCTGGAAAATGTTAAGGCGGACATTAAGCTACTAGAAGAACGGAAAAACGAGTGCGAAAACAAATTAAAGCAGCTTTTGGGCGAGCATGAAGAAGGCAAAATAGGCAATATGGTTGTGACATGGAAGAACATCACGTCAAAAAAGTTTGATACAAACAGACTGAAAAAAGAAAAGCCGGAAATTTATGAACGGTATTTAATAACATCTTCCTATCGCAAATTCGACGTTCGGAAGTTGAAGGAGGCGTAACAAATGGCGACTACAAAAGAAGTAAAAAATGCGTTGGCAAAAAGAAAAGGTGCACCCCCATCGGTTAATAGTATAAAAGCATTGCTTTCGAGTGAGTCTGTCAAAAAAAGATTTGATGAAATCATGGGAAAACGGGCTCAACAGTTTATGTCCAGCATAATTAACCTCGTCAATTCAGACACCAACCTCCAAAAATGCGACCCGATGTCCGTTATCTCGGCGGCAATGGTGGCGGCCACTTTGGATCTCCCCATCGACAAAAATCTTGGCTACGCCTGGATCGTTCCGTATGGAAACAAGGCTAGCTTCCAGTTAGGTTACAAGGGGTACGTTCAACTTGCTCTGAGGACGGGAAAATATCGGGCTATCAATGCCATCCCTATCCGTGAAGGGGAACTTGTCAAATGGAATCCTCTCACAGAGGAATTGGTGGTTGATTTTGAAAAGCGAAAGTCTGACGCAATCATCGGGTATGCAGGTTTTTTCGAACTCGTCAACGGCTTTCGAAAAGTTGTCTATTGGTCAAAAGAGGAAATTGAGGCACACAGGAAACGATTTTCAAAGTCTGATTTTGGATGGAAGAACGATTATGACGCCATGGCTTTAAAAACGGTCATCAGGAATATGTTGTCAAAGTGGGGCATCCTCTCGATTGAGATGCAGGAAGCGTATGTAAAAGACATTGAAAATGATGAAATTCAGGAAAAACCAGATGATGAGCAATATATTGACATTGATGTTGAATACACTCATGAAGATGAAGAAACTGAAGCTCAAGATAGCCAAGCTCCTCAAAAAGAAAATGCCGAGCCAGAGCAGCAGACTTTAGTGTAATTAAGATAATGCCGAAAGGAGGATTTACATGGCATTTGAGATCATCCGCCGGAAAGAAGGCGAAATGCATGAGAAACAGCAGATACAACACGAGTATGTACAGGTAAGCATAAATGACTGGGGGCATCTGGTGATAAGGGAATTTGATGATCCCATAATGGATAAAGCCTGTTGTGGAGTCGGGCCTGAAAACTGCGAAAAATACCGTTCGCAAAGCGAATATGCATGCAATAATTGCGAGCACTATAAACTTACCCGAACGGACGATGAGCACTTGATTGTATTTGATAAAGCAACGACCGACAGGATAATAGACTTTATTTTCAGCATACGTAGTTCACACGAGCTAAAACAATTACTTAAGGACATGATTGAGAAGAAGAAATGATAAAATTTACCCCTGCCCCCGGTTACTCAGCATCCCGGTTATATCCCCGCTGGGGGCGGGGGAATACTAATGTGTTTACCAGTGAGGAATTTTGGGAGGGGAGAAAATGCGATTGCACAATAGGCAGGTAAAAGCACAGTTTTGGACAGATACAGAATTGATAAGGATTTTGGACATTCCGGGCAGGATGTTTTATCAAGGGTTATGGCAATTGGCTGATGACAGCGGTTGCCTAGAAAATGATACATTAGCTTTTAAAATTCATTTATTCCCTGCCGATGCAGAGATAACTATTGAGGTAATTGAAAAATGGGTCAAAACACTGATTGAGGCAGGAAAGCTTATTCCGTATGAGGCAGAAGGCAAACAATGTTTCTTTTTGAAAAACTTTCACAAGCATCAAAAAATAAAAAACCCTTCCCCTCCCGAAGTTCCCCTCCCTCCTTGGATCGCTTGGGAACCGTATCCCTCTAACGACAGGACAGGCAAGTACGTTATAAGCAGTTTTGAAGAAATGAACGACTTACAAAGTTCTTACGAAGTTCTTACGGATGACTTACAAAGTTCTTCTAACCTAAACCTTAACCATAACCTTAACCTAGAACCAGAACCTAAAAAAGAATATAAAGAATCATCGTTGCAACCTTCGGCAGCAACGCCGATAGAACCCCAAAAGCCGTCTAATAGCGAGAAAAAGACTATCGTGTTTGACGAAAATAGCGTGGAATTTAAGCTTGCCTGCTACATGCGTGACTTGATTTTAGAGACTTTACCCACCGCAAAGGTACCTGATCCAACACCCAAAGCAATGTCTAGCTGGTGCAAGCATATTGACTACATGATTAGGCTTGACAAGCGTTCTCCTGACGAGATAGCGGAGCTATTCGAATGGGCACAAAAAGATTCTTTCTGGTGTGCTAATATACGCAGTCCTCGAAAGCTTCGTGAGAAATGGGACACTCTTGTTTTGCAGAGGCAAAGGGGAAAGCAGCCACGTGATGGACCAACTATGTCAAAGAACGTGGCCAATGCCCTTCGACTTGTGGAAAAATACGAGAAGCTTGAGAAGCTTGAGGAAGGTGGTTTTCCTTGACAAAGAAGGAGATTGCTAAGCTTCTTGCGGTGCTGGCAGCTTCGTACCCGAAATTCGAGGTTGACGACCTGAAAGTTCACGTATGGCATGAGATGCTACAGGATATTCCTTACGACGTGGCACAGGTTGCAGTGAAAAAAATAATACTTGAGAAAACGTTTGCGCCTTCTATTGCGGAATTCCGGGAAGAGGTGATTAATTTAACTTCCCCATCTAGAGAAACAAACGCAGCGGAAGCTTGGTGGGAAGTTAAGCAGGCTATTAAAAACTATGGTTTTTACAGAGAAAGCGAAGCCCTTGAGAGCTTATCTTCTGAGGCAGCAAGAAAGGCGGTTCAGTATATGGGCTGGCAGGAGCTGTGCCTTTCAGAGGACCCTGAAGGTGTGTTGCGGGCGCAGTTTATGAGAATATACGAGCAGGTAGCAGACAGAGAAAAGAAGCAGGCTATGCTGTCAGAGCATTTACAGCAAGCAATTCAGGCTATTTCTCAAAAGGCTTCCATGCAGGCTATTCCTGAAAGAAAAGGCAAAGAAGGAAGGTTGTTTCCCTGTCTTTGAAGGAAGGAGTGAATTCATAATGATAAACCCTGTTGTTTTACTAGAGACAATAGGCGTTAGCAATTTTGAGATAGACTATAACACAAAAACGATTTATTTACCGGAACGTGAATTTTTGAAAGCTGTTAATGAATTTGAGCGCAGCCCGATGTGCTACAGTTTCACCGAGGCTGGGTGGGTTTGGATGAAGGAGGAAGAAGATGAGGAAAGACCCTCTTAAATTAAGACCGAAAGCAGAGCTATATATAGCTTGCGAAGAAATGGATTTTAGTTGGAATTATAAAGAAATTGAAAAAGTGATTGTATGGTGGGGAAGAGGCTTAAGCATTGAAAAAATGGCGCAAAGACTGGAGCGTGATCCGGATGAGGTTTTGATATTGCTAGTGGACCTTGCCAGGAAGGAGAAAATAGGACGAAGAAAAAACGGGATTTTTGGAGAGGAGAGGTTTTATGTGTGACGTTTCAATTTGTACCCTTGACTACTGCGAACACGAGTCATGCAGTGACTGTCCCTTTGCTTTTACTAAATGTGAAGGTGATGAAATAGCATGAATAGCGTAAATAGTGTGAATAGCGTAAAAATAATTGTCCCTGGCCGGCCAGTGCCGAAAGGCCGGCCCCGGCTGGGGTATAGAGGGCGGAAGGCGTATGTATACACACCGCCAGAGACACGGGAATATGAGCGGCTGGTGGGATGGGTTGCAAAGTCTGCGGGATGTCGGCCAGTTGACGGTCCGGTGTCTGTTTCCCTAAGTGTGTATGTGAAAGGGAGACTGGACGCGGATAATATCGCAAAATCAATTTTGGATGGGCTCAACGGTGTGGCATACGAGGATGATGACCAAGTGGTAGAACTGCATATCTGGAAGTACCGGGTGAAAAATGCTGCAGAGGAACGTGTGGAAATACGGATACAGGAGGCGGGGTAAGTGAAAATACCAGCTAGCAAATATGCATGTCCGTATTGTCAAGGAAAAGGGAGGATAGAGATCGAAGGTCCAGGCATGGAAAGCTATGCATCATCATGCCCGCATTGCCATGGTTCTGGTGAAAGGATGATTGAAATTCCACTTCGGGAATATGAGCGATTGGTTCAAAGCTGCTAGCTTGGAGGAAGAAGTGGAGGCGGACAGGGAGGGAAAAGAAAATTGAACGAGTGCCGAGTATGCGGGAAGCTGTGTCATTGAAATCACGGAGGAGGGGAGCGCAAGTGAAGGTGGGAAGAAAGAGGCCAACTTGCAATTGGAAACCATTCAGGACTGGAGCTCCGGGAAGTTGGTGAGATTCAACCGCAATGACGCAGTAGACCAATAATGCGAAGGTGGTGTTAAGGATGGGATTTAGTATAATCATCGGGAATACCAAGTATATCAAAAGAGAAACCAGAAGTTGGGTAGGCTGTGATTGTTGTGGTCGAGATATTAAATTTGGGACAAAAAATAGCGGGTATTTTCAGAAGGGAAAATCGGGTAAACGTTTCTGTATTGATTGCTTTGGTGATTTAGCGAGAAAAAGTATTTTTGATGGTAAGCCAATAACCATTGATTTTAGAGGAAAATGATACATTGCCCGCTGTTTGAACTAAGGAATGAAGAAAATTTGACGTGGATAGACATTGTGAGAAAGAATTGCGGCACGTGCCGGCATTGGGACTGGAGCCGGCAGAGGTGCCAAAAAGAGGCGGAGCTGAAACAGAAATAAAAAGCCCCTCCCGGGGCAAACATTAGCTCTCATGACAAGTATATCACGTCCCGGGAGGGGGGAGCAAGGATGGCAGAGGAACGAATAGAAAATCATGTGTTTCGTTATATTGAAAAAGAGTTATACAACTACCCTTTGAATAGAAAGCTTATAGAGAACTGGGAAGCGGAAAGGCAGGGCATAATAGAGGAGACAGGAGGAAGAGAAAACATTGTAATAGATGATAAAAAGGTATCTAATCCTACGCTGTCAAAAACAATGAGGTTGCTGGCACTTGAGGGGAAAGTTGATAGGGCAAAGTGGTACTGCAAAGCTATTGAGGATGTTTTAGAGATACTTGAGGAAACGGACAAACGGCTTGTAGAGCTGAAATATTTTCAAGGTTATTTAACAAATGAAGGCGTGGCAAGAGAACTTAATATTAGTGTGCGGGAGTTTTATCGAAGAAGAAAGAATATTATTGGGAAGCTTGCCGTCCGCATGGGGTTAATGTAGTTGGCGCGATTTTGGCACAATTTTGGCAGTCTTTGCACTTATATGTGTGTTAGTATGATAGTGAGTAGAAAGCCGTCTAGAAGGGCGGTTTTTCCTTGGCAGGAAAATATCCCCTTTTGTCGTATTTTGGAAGACGAAAGGGGGTGAAATAATGAAAAAAGGAGATTTTTTTAAAGATGTATTAAATAAATGGCACGATAGAGCTATTAAAGAATTGGAGCGTATTAATAAACAGTATGAGGAAAACAATTATTCTATAAATTTTAAAGTATTTTCAATTGAACTTTTAGAGAGCGATGGGATTTTAAAGGAAAAATTTGCTGAAGAAATTCAAACCCTAGAAAACGAAATAGAAAATTTAGAGAAAGAAAATCAAAAGCTGGAAGAAGAATATGAAAAATATTCTAGGCTTAAAGATATAGTAGAGTTGAGATTGGATTTATAAACTAAGATAGTTTACATTAAAAGAGCCTTCGGGCTCTTTTTTCTTTACCTTAAATCGAGGTGTTGAAAGTGGCCAAATGGACAGCAGAACAAAAGCAGAAGGCCTTGGCCATTGCTGAGGCTACAAGCATCACGGAGGCAGCAAAGGTAACCGGTATTCCTCGGGGTACTATTGGCCGCTGGATGGCTGAAATGAAACGAAACAGTGAAACCGAAACAGACGAAACGAAACGGACACCCAAAAAAATTAAACAGATAGCTGAACAGGCCACTGAAGAAGCCAAAGCTGAAGTACGAGAGTATGTTGCAGACAGGGCTAAGCAAGTGGCCGATGATATACTGGGCATGGTCCAGCAGGCTTTGGCTGAAGCGGAGGAAGTTATTGCAAGAGGGCCCAATATGGACGAACCTAAAGCAGGCTGGCTGCGGGCCATTATAGGCGCCATAGCTCAGGGGGTGGAAAAATATCAGCTGTTGACTGGCAAACCCACCAACCGCCAGGCTCTAGAGGGGCAGGTGACACAGAGATATGAGTACGATATTACGCAGCGGATCATCAGCGACCCTGAAACCAGAGAGCTTGCCCGGAATCTTTACCGAAGAGCAATTAATCCAGATCTGGGAAGAGGATGCGAGGAATAACTTGGCATGGTTTATCGAATACGATGGCCGGGGTGCATGGCAGCCGGCAAAACATTTGGATTTATTATGCGAGAAGCTTGAAGCTGTCGAGCGGGGCGAATTACTCCGCTTGATGGTTTTTATGCCACCCCGTCATGGAAAGTCGGAAGTCGTATCAAAGAAATTCCCAGCTTGGTATTTAGGCCGGAATCCTGATAAAGAAATTATTATCAGCTCTTATTCAGCAGACTTGGCATACGACTTTTCACGTATTGCCCGGAATACGTTTCGAGAGTGGGGGCCGAAACTGTGGGGACTTAATCTTGCGGATGACAGCAGCGCTGTAGGACGCTGGGGAATACAGGGACACAGGGGTGGCCTTGTGGCTGCCGGTGTTGGTGGGCCCATTACGGGACGTGGCGCTCACGTGGCCATCATTGACGACCCATTTAAAAACTACGAAGAAGCTGCAAGTGAGACAATTCGTCAAAAAGTATTGAACTGGTACAAATCGACGCTCAGGACCAGATTGGCCCCCGGCGGTGCTATAGTTTTAGTTATGACTAGGTGGCATGAGAAAGACTTGGCCGGCGAACTTGAAGCAGCTATGGCGGAAGAGGGCAGCGTTCATATAAGCTGGTGGTTAAAATAGAGAAAGCTATTGAAAAGTTACCGGAGCGTGAGAAGTATCTTATTCGAGCACGGTATATTGACTGTAAAAGTTGGGAGCAGATAGCAGTGGATATGAATTACAGTTGGCAGCATGTTCATCGGATACATGCAAATGCACTGAAGCTTTTGGCTTCTTGAAAAGATGAGAGGAAATGAGAGTATAAGAGATGTTATTATGATATTGAGCAATATTTGTTAAGAGCCTAACCGGCTCTTTTTCTTTTTACCATAAGGAGCTGATGTCGTGAGCTTTCACAAGTCAAAAAAGTGGAAAGAGAAACGGAAGGCAATACTGAGGCGGGATGAATACCTGTGCCGGGAATGTCGCCGGTATGGTAGGACTAGATTGGCCACAACGGTGCATCATATAATACCGATTGATCAACGGCCGGACTTGGCATTGGCAAGTAAAAATTTAATCAGTCTTTGTACTGAGTGTCATAACAAGATGCACGACAGGGACAGTGGAGAATTGACAGAACTTGGTAAGCGGTGGGCAGAGAAGGTATCCCCCCTCCCCTGAGGGTTGCGGGTTAGCGCTCTGGGTACCGGTGGCGGGGCACTCTTTCCAATAGCGCAGTCCTGGAAAAACTTTTTTCGGGGAGGTGAGGCGAGGTGGCGAAGATTCCGACCAAGGAATCCATTAAGAAAAAAACTATTGAGGACATGAAAACTTTGGGGGTCCACAAACCCCAGTATAATCGGCTAATTGACATCTACGCCGGCCTTGTCCACCAGTATTTGATAGCGTTGAAAGAGTTTGAGGAGGGTGGCTATCAGTATGAGGTAGAGACAGCAGCCGGGGGCAGTAAAAAGTCCCCAATAGTGGCAACGCTTGAAAGTTTGCGTAAGGATATACTGGCATACTCCGACCGACTATGCCTAAACCCCAAAAGTTTAGAAACAGTTACGGCTGAAGTAAATAATAAATCTAAATTAGCAGAGGCACTGAGTAGCCTTGAAAAAGAAACCTAAAAATCTTGATATAGTAATGGAGTATGCCCGGTCAATAATTGAAGGTAGAAAGGTAGCTTGTAAGGAGCTAATACAATGCTGTCAGCGATTTCTGGACGACCTTGAAAATCCTGCATACGAACTGAGGTCGAAAGATGCGGAATTTGTTATCGGTATTATCGAAAAGACGTTCGTCCATGACCAGGGTGAACGGTTAGATGGCACACCGCTTCGTGGTGAGCCTTTTTTATTGGAGCCTTGGCAGAAATTCATAATTTATAATCTGGTTGGTTTGTATCACGCTGGGACCCAGATCCGTAAGTACAAAGAGGCATTTATATTTATTCCGAGGAAGAACGGTAAGACTAGGCTAATTGCAGCCCTAGCATGGGCCTTAGCATTATTGGAGCGAAAATCTGGCTCTAAAATATACATTGTTGGAGCAGCGTTAAGGCAAGCCTTGCAGAGCTTTAACTTTATTTTGTTTAACCTACGGCAGATGGGCGAAGCTGATAACTTCCGAATCCTCGATAACAACCAAGAACACAGCATAAGCGGTGACTTGGGAGACGGCAGCATATTCATTGAGGCCCTTGCAGCTAATCCGGACAAACAGGACAGTCTTAACAGCAATATTCAAATTCTGGATGAACTACACGCTTATAAAAATGCAACGCAATACAACGTTATCAAAGAATCAGGCAAGGCGTACACCAACAAGTTATGTTTGGGTATCACGACAGCCGGCGACAATATGAATTCCTTTTGTTACAACCGGCTGAAGTACTGCCAGAAGATACTAGACGGCACTGTGAAGGATGAACAGTACTTCGTATTCATTACGAAAGCGGATGAAGCTGAAGATGGTAGTGTTGACTATACCAACCCAATAGAGCATGAAAAGGCGAACCCCAATTATGGGGTCACTATTCGGCCAGAGGATATTATGAATGATGCACTCCAGGCTCAGAATGATCCTCAGCAAAGGAAAGACTTTTTGGCAAAATCACTCAATATCTACACTTCGTCAATGAAATCATATTTTAACATCGAAGAATTCAGAGCTAGCGACCGCAAATATAACTGGACCATAGAAGAGCTGGCCAAGTTACCGATTGAATGGTATGGTGGAGCCGACCTTGCAAAGCTGCATGACCTTTGTGCTACTGCTTTGTATGGCGCTTACGGTGATGTGGATATTGCAATTACCCATGCTTTTTTCCCCATTGTGGCAGCACACGTCAAAGCAGAAGAAGATAACATCCCGCTTTTTGGTTGGCAGGATGATGGTTGGCTAACCATGACTAATTCTCCGGTTACAGACCACCAAACAGTTGTTAAGTGGTTTATTGACATGCGGAAGAAAGGTTTCAATATCAAGCAGGTAGGTTTTGACCGTAAGTTTGGCCGGGAGTTTTTCTTGAAAATGAAACGGGCTGGTTTCCGCATTGAGGATACTCCCCAATTGTATCACTATAAATCTGAAGGTTTCAGACGTATTGAAAGGAAAGTCAAAGCAGGCAAATTCTACTATCTGCACTCTGACGCATACGAATACTGCGTCCAGAATGTTCATGCCATAGAGCAGGTGGATGATGCAGTCAAATATCAAAAAGTGTTGCCCACACAGAGGATCGACTTATTCGATGCCTCTGTTTTTGCTTGTATGCAGATGCTGAAAAACTTGGCTAAGTCGGGCACGGCTAAGAAGTGGCTGAAAGGCGGTGAATAGATGGGGTTATTAGACTGGTTTAGACGAAAGACGAGAGCGGAGCCCCAAACGGCCCTGCAGTGGTTTTTGATGCATGACGATTGTGATACATTGACCATTCCTGGTTATACCCGGCTCTCGGACAACCCGGAGGTGCGAATGGCTGTCCATAAGATAGCCGACCTTATCAGCAGTATGACGATCTACTTGATGCAGAACACTGAAGATGGTGACATCCGGGTCTGGAATGAACTGTCTCGAAAGGTTGATATCAATCCATATAGTCTGATGACCCGTAAGGCATGGATGTACAACATTGTTTATACCTTGCTGTTAGACGGCCAGGGCAATAGTTTAGTTTATCCTAAGCTTACAGCTGATGGGTTAATTGATGAGCTAATACCCTTACAGCCTTCTAAAGTCAGCTTCCTTGCGACTGATGATGGCTACCAAGTGAGATATGGGGACCAATTATACAATCATGATGAGGTATTGCACTTTGTTATCAATCCGGATCCAGAGGAGCCCTGGAGAGGCCGGGGTTATCGGGTAGTGTTGAAAGACATCGTTAACAACCTTAAGCAGGCAACTGCCACGAAAAAGAGTTTTATGAGTGGCAAGTATATGCCTTCGCTCATTGTGAAGGTTGACAGCTTGACAGCTGAGCTTGCAAGTGAGGAAGGTCGAGAAGGTGTTTACAGGAAGTACCTGGAGGCATCAGAAGCAGGGCAACCTTGGATCATTCCTGCAGAATTGCTCGAGGTTGACCAGGTAAAACCATTAACACTGCAAGACCTGGCAATCAATGATGCAGTAGAACTGGACAAAAAGACAGTGGCGGGCATTTTCGGAGTGCCGGCCTTTTTTCTTGGGGTTGGGGAGTACAACAAGGACGAATATAACAACTTCATTAATTCGACTATACTTCCCATAGCTAAGGGGATAGAGCAAGAATTGACTAGGAAGTTGTTATACAGTCCCGACCTGTACTTCAAATTTAACCCCAGAAGCCTCTATGCTTACGACCTTAAAGAATTGGCTGATGTAGGAGCTAATATGTACGTTCGAGGCATAATGACCGGAAACGAAGTCAGAAACTGGCTTGGCATGTCACCGAAAGAGGGGCTGTCTGACTTGGTCATTCTTGAAAACTATATACCGCTGGGAATGATAGGCGACCAGAAGAAGCTTATTCAGGGAGATGATGAGGAAGGTGCGCAATCTAATTGATATCGTGGAGGACGTCAAAGATGGAAAAAGACCTGACTATGAGGAACTAAGATATGCCCTTCTTGCTTATGTTTTCATGTTCAATATAGTTCATCGACAACTCAGGGAAGAGTTGATGGGAGAAGAGAATCAACCAAAATTTCTTAGGGATATGAATCTGAAATCGTCTTTTGATATGTACAAAAATGCCTTAAACACTCCCCCAAAGAAGTGGTTGGGGTGGAAGAATGACCCGGATAACCCTGATTATCAGAGATTCCGTAGAGACGGAAATAAACTTTTAGATGACTTGCTGGGCGTTCAAGGGAGGTGACGACGATGGACAGGAAGATTAGGCAGACCCGGAGCTTGCAAACAGAGCTAAAAACTAGGGCAGAACCGGAAAGCCAGGAGATGTACATTGAGGGATATTTCGCAGTATTTGGCCAAGAAACAGAACTTTGGCCCGGCGCGTATGAGGAAATAGCGCCGGGAGCCTTTGAGGACACTTTGGGCAATGATATTCGGGCGTTGATTAATCACGACACGACGTTAGTACTCGGCCGAAACAAAGCCGGAACTCTTGAGCTTAAGACTGATAGCTACGGCCTATGGGGCAGAATTAAAATCAACCCGAATGATACCGATGCGGTTAACCTTTATGAACGTGTTAAGCGGGGCGATGTGAACCAGTGTAGTTTTGGTTTCAATATTCTAGAGGAAATTACGGACTGGAGGGATGACGGGACTGTTAAATGGACCCTAACGAAAATAGACCTTCATGAGGTTTCAGTCTGCACTTTCCCGGCCTATGAGGAAACCGGAGTGCAGGCACGCAAAGCAGAAGTGGAGCAACATCGACAAAGGGTTCTTAAAGCCAAGAAAAATAAGTTAAGGGAGAGGATAAAATGCTTAAGCAGTTAATGTTGGTTAAGAAAATCGAGCAGAGAAAGGCGGAACTGGCCGAACTGCTCGAACAAGAAAAGAGGTTTCAGACAAGGGCCGAAGAACTCGAAGCCGCGGTCGAAGAGGCAAAGACGGACGAGGAGATCGCTGTAGTGGAAGAGGAAGTAGTCCAGCTGGAGAAAGAGCAGGATGAACTGAAGGAAAAGAAAACTAAGCTAGAAGCCGAGATTGCTGAACTGGAGAATGAGTTGGAAGAACTAAAAAGCAAAGAACCTAAAAACAACTATACTCCTCCTACATCGGGGCAGGAGTACAATAGGCAAAGAGGAGGAATGAACATGGAGATTAGGCGTGGATTTTTCAAGGGTATGACCCGAGAGCAGGCGGAATCTTTTGTTCAACACGAAGAGGTTAAAGACTTCTTGGAACGAGTTAGGAGTTTCAGAAGGGAACAGCGTTCGGTTACCAATGCCGAATTAACCATTCCTGAGGTTATGTTGGACCTTTTGAGGGACAACCTCTACCGGTACAGCAAGTTGATTACTAAAGTCCGGGTAAAGCCGGTAGGTGGAAAGGCACGGCAGAATATTACCGGTGCCGTTCCCGAAGGAATCTGGACTGAAGCGATTGGAAAGCTCAACGAGTTAGAATGGAACTTTAACCAAGTTGAAGTTGACGGTTACAAGGTTGGCGGTTTCCTTGCGATACCCAACGCTACGCTTGAAGATAGCGATCTTAATTTGGCCAGCGAGATTATGGATGTACTCGGGCAAGCAATTGGTTTGGGTGTTGATAAGGCTATCCTCTACGGAACCGGCGTTAAAATGCCTTTGGGTATTGCGACCCGATTGGCTCAGATCGAAAAGCCTGCCGACTGGGGCGCATATGCACCCGAATGGAAAGGCCTTAGTACGACCCACCTTATCAAGTTTGACCCGACTGGCATGACCCCGCAGGAATTCTTTGGGGAATTGATTCAATACCTAGGAGTGGCTGAACCGAACTACGCAACTGGCGGAACCTTCTGGGCTATGAACCGGAAAACCAGGATGGCTCTTCTGGCCAAAGCAATTTCATTCAACGCAGCCGGCGCCATTGTTGCAGGGATGAATGGAACCATGCCGGTAGAAGGCGGCGACATTGTTGAACTGCCTTTCGTTCCGGATAATGACATCATTGGAGGTTTTGGTTCCCTCTATCTGCTAGCAGAACGGGCTAGTGGACAACTGGCGTCTTCTGAACATGCTCGGTTCATTGAGGACCAAACTATATTTAAAGGCACAGCCCGTTATGATGGGTTGCCCGTACTTGGCCAGGCATTTGTAATAGTCAATATCGCCAATACTGAACCGACTACTTCCGTGCCTTTCCCCACCGATACTGCTAACTAAGGGAGAAAAAAGGCATGGCAAAAGTAATTGGTGGATTTAAGTGCCCGTATACGAAACGGATCTACCGGGTGGGTGAAGAATATAATGGGGATTATATGGAGGAATTTATAAAGAAGGGTTATCTTGAGGCAGGCGCATCTATAGGTACTACGGACTTTGAAGCAATGACAAAAAAAGAGCTCATTGAATATGCAAAAAGCAAGGGAATTGAACTTGACGCAAAGATGACCAAGAAAGAGATGATTGAGGAGCTGATGTAAATGGATACATCAACTGTACTAGATTTAGTAAAAGCACGGTTGGGAATAACGACGGCGGTCAGGGACGAATACCTGACTGCTATTATTTCCGGCGTGATAAAAGAGCTAGAGGATGAGAAGGGGTTATCCCTTGATGGGGATAACCCTTATCATCTTATGTTTGTTGTTGACTACGCTACCTGGCGGTACCAGTCCCGAGACGAATCTGGTGCAATGCCACGACATTTGCAGTTTAGGTTGCACAATCTTATGATCCACACGGGTGGTGGTGCTCAATGACCTATGACCACGAGCTAACTCTTATTAGGCAAGAAATTGAAGAGGATGAGCTGGGCAACCAAACACCTGTAGAAGTCGAAACTACTATTTTGTGCGGCCTAAAGTCAGTCGGTAGGAATGAATTCTATAGCGCAGCAGTAACGGGGCTAAAACCTGAGCTAATATTTGTGGTACATGGATATGAGTACAACGGAGAGAAGGTTGTTAAGTTTGAAGGAAGCCGGTACCGGGTTATACGGACTTACATGACTGATTTTGAAGAGGTTGAGCTTACCTGTGAGAAGGTGATCGCCAATGGCTAGCAGAATCAAAAGCAAAATCAACATTGACCAACTGGCTGCCGAAATAGCACAGGAACTATCAAAATACAGCCAAGAAGTTGTTGAAAAAGTGAATATATCAAGTGAGAAAGTCGGTAAAGCTGCAGTTAAGCAGCTTCGGCGAACTTCCCCGAAGAAAACGGGAGAATATGCAAAGTCTTGGACCATGACGACGGAGAAAGAATTGGGACAGCCGCACAGGCGCATTATTCATGTCAAGGACCCACACTACCGGCTGACGCACTTGCTCGAATACGGCCACGCAAAAGTAAACGGTGGCAGGGTAGAGGGGATCCCGCATATCCGGCCGGCAGAGGAAATGGTTATTCAGGAATTTGTCAGGGAAGTGGAGGAGGCGATCCGCCGTGGATGAAAAGACGCTTTCCAATCTGCTCAAGTCTACCGGATTGCCCGTAGCTTACCACCACTTCGTATCGCCTCCCGATCCGCCGTATGTAGTGTATTTGTTCAGCTATTCTTCAAACTTTGGTGCAGACAACAAAGTGTATCAAAAAAACCCTAACTATCAGGTAGAGCTTTATACGACAAAGAAAGACCCTGCGAGTGAGAAACTTCTTGAAGACCTATTTGATGAGAACGACATCTATTGGGAGAAAATTGAAACTTACCTTGAGACAGAGGGCCTGTATCAGGTCCTCTATGAAATTTAAGAGGAGGTAATCAAAATGGCTAACCGCGTGAAATATGGTCTTAAGAATGTGCATTACGCCGTCATAACTGAAACCGATGGCACAGTAACCTACGGTACTCCGAAACCTATTCCCGGGGCAGTGAACCTAACTCTAGAACCTCAAGGCGAACAAGCAGAATTCTACGCAGACGATACAAGATACTTCTTTGCCTTTGCAAACAGCGGCTATTCGGGAACCCTAGAGGTAGCACTTATTCCCGATGACTTCAAAAAAGATGTGCTGGGCTATATCGAAGATGAAAACGGTGTGCTTTTTGAAGATGCGAATGCTACCCCAAAGAACTTTGCTTTGCTGTTTGAATTCAGCGGGGACAAAAATGCAATAAGGCACGTGCTTTACAATGTAAGCGCAAATAGACCTAACATTGCGGGGGTAACGAAGGGTGCAAGCATCGAAGTGCAGACCGAAACCTTGAACATTACAGCAGCTCCTGCCCTGGATACCGGCATGGTGAAGGCAAAAGCTGAACCCGGGCAACCTGCATATAACGCATGGTATGACCAAGTTTATGTTTATACTGAACAGCAGGGAATGGTATGACCAAGTTTATGTTTATACTGAACAGCAGGGAGGAGAATAGTTAAATGGAGAAGGTTCTAACCATTGACGGGCGCCAGGTGAAATTTAAATCCACCGGCGCCTTTTTACTTCGATACAAAGCACAGTTTGGCAGAGATGCTTTGCGAGATTTTTTTCAATTGCAAAAAGCTTTCGATGCTGAAGGGGAATTCGAAGATGAAAGCGCTTTTGATTCAGAAATCGTATTCAACTTTATTTGGACCCTAGCAAAGACTGCGGACCCAAATATTCCTCCTCCAATGGAGTGGCTAGATACTTTTGATGAATTTCCCCTTGCAGAAATCCTTCTTGAACTAACAGACCTGATTCATTCAAGCTTGGGGGTTTCTGTGGAGCCCAAAAAAAAATAGACAGTAACGAAGAAACCCCTTTCGAGCTGACTACCGAGCTTGTTATGCTCCGGGCGCTTGAAAGGGGTTTGACTTTACGCGACTTTGAGGATATGACGCTAGGCATGATTCTTGATTTTATCATTACCTATAACAATGAGAAACTGGATAGCGAGAGCGGGGAAGAAGATGATGTGCGAATGGCTACTCAGGCTGATTTTGATCAGTTTTAGCTGCGGGGTATTTCCAGGCATTGTGGCAATCTGCGCATCGTAAAAGATATTTGTTCTTGCGCTTTTTAATTATACCGTAGATGCTAAACACAAATCCGCTAAACATTAAAATGACGCCAACGATAGAGATAAAAATAAGTGCTAGCCCAAGAAGAAACAACAAAACACCTATTATTAACAAAAAGGTACCTATGCCGTCAACTCTTACACGATTAGAACCGCAGCGTGGGCAAGGCTCCCAGGCTTCTTTTTTAGCCATATTATCAACCTCCCCTTACCTTTATATACAGTTTATACCACGGTGGTGAAAAAATAAATGGCCAAAAAAATCAAGGGTATCACCATAGAAATCGGTGGCGATGTTCAGCCCCTAAACAAAGCATTGGAGGATGTAAATAAGAAATCCCGAAATTTACAAAGTGAACTTCGACAGGTTGAGCGTCTGCTCAAGTTAGACCCTGGCAATACTGAGCTCGTTGCCCAAAAACAGAAAATCCTTGCTGAAGCCGTCGAAAACAGCAGAGAAAAGCTTAACCGCCTTAGGGCTGCACAGGAGCAAGTTAATGAGCAATTTAAACGAGGAGATATTAACGAGGAGCAATACCGTGCTTTTCAGCGGGAAATAATCAAAGCTGAGCAGGAATTAAGACGGTTTGAGACTAGGTTGCAGAATACTATACAAGAGCAACAGAAGCTTGCTGAATCAACTAGACGGCTAGAAACATTTTTCAAGGCAACTGGTACTAGCGTAGATAAGTTTGCAGATGTCTTAGGAACTGATTTAACAAATGCAATCAAGAAGGGCACTGCTAATTCAAAGCAACTTGATGATGCACTGGATAAAATAGGGAAGGCCGCTTTGGGTGCAGATGTCGATCTGGACAGACTAAAAAAAGCCCTGGCATCTGTGGATGACGGCAATTCTATCGTAAATGTCCGAAAAGAATTAGACAGCCTAGGGAAAGAAGCAAAAACAGCAACAAAAGAAGTTGAAGGTTTGGGTGTTGAACTTGAAAACGTTGCCGGTGCGCTTGTTGCTGGTGGTGGTATTGCCGGAGTTGTTGAGCAGGCATTTGATATCGCTTCTTTAGATACAACGATAGAGATCACCTTTGAGGTTCCCGAATCATCAAAAGCAGCAGTAAAAGACGCTATTCGGACAATTGAAGCGTATGGCGTGGAAGGGCAGGAAGCTTTAGAGGGAGTACGCCGGCAATGGGCGCTCAATGCTGATGCATCAGATGAAGCAAATGCTCGAATTGTTAAAGGTGCTGCAGCAATTACAAAGGCTTATGCCGGGATAGATTTTGTTGAGCTAATTCAAGAAATTAATGAAATATCAAGAGAACTGAACATCACTAATGAAGAAGCGTTGGGATTAGTTAATTCGTTGTTAAAAATCGGCTTCCCACCCGAACAACTCGACATTATTGCTGAGTACGGTCAACAATTACAACGTGCTGGATATGAAGCAGAGGAAATTCAAGCGATTTTCGCAGCAGGCATTGAAACTGGCACTTGGAATATTGACAATCTGCTTGATGGTCTCAAAGAAGGCCGAATTCGTCTGGCTGAATTTGGGCAAGAAGTACCAAAAGCAACTCAAGAATTATTAGCTAATACGCAAATATCTACTCAGCAATTGCAAGCTTGGGGGCGGGCTGTAGCTGAAGGTGGAGCGGCTGGCAGACAGGCAATGCAAGAAGTTGCTCAAGCCCTGATGTCAGTTAAAGATGAAACCACTAGGAATGCCCTTGGTGTCCAAATATTTGGCACCATGTGGGAGGATCAAGGGGAAAACATCATACAAACTATTTTAGGAATGAATAAACACCTAACCACTGCGGGAGAAAACCAGAATAAACTTAACCAAGCAGTTTCTCAGATAGATTCGGACCCCGCTGTTAAGATGTCACAAGCGATTAATGATATTAAAACAGCCTTAGAACCTCTCCTAAATGTAATTGCTGATGTAATTTCAAAAATAGCAGAGTGGGCGCAGAACAATCCTAAATTAGCAGCGACAATAATTGCAGTGGCAACAGCTATCGGCATTATAATTGGAGCGTGCACAGCCTTATCCCCAATATTGATTGCTATTTCAACCGCTGCCGGGGCTATGGGTGTTAGTATTGGAGCAATTGCTGGTTCTGTGGGCATAGCCATAGCAGCCATAGCAGGGCTAACAGCAGGGGGAATTGCTTTATACAATCATCTAAGCAAAGAAGCTATCCCTGAAGTACAACGATTTGGGGATGAAGTATCAGAATCAACACAAAAAGCAGTAGGAGCTTTTCTCGATTTGAACGACCAGGCAACAGTAGCTTTAAATCAGCTGTCCTGGTCCGGGCAAACTGTAACACAGGAAATGGCTAATAATATTACCTCGATATTTGACCAGATGGGGGATCAGGTTCTTACTGCTATGCAGGAGGACCATGCCCAGCAGCTTCAGAGCATGCAAGAATTTTTTGCACAATCCTCATCATTGACAGAACAGGAAGAGGCTGCAGCCCTTGAAAAGATGAAAAAGCATCAGCAAGAACAGCAACAGGTAATTACGGATGGGCAAAAAAGAATAGCAGAAATTTTACAAAAAGCAGCTGATGAGAAAAGAGCATTAACCGAGAAAGAAAAGCAAGAAATCAACAGGATACAGCAAGAAATGGTTAATACGGGAATTCAGGTATTAAGCGAAAGTGAATTGGAACAAAAAGCAATTTTGGAACGTATGAAAGCGAATGCTGCAACACTTTCAGCACAGCAAGCGGCGGAAGTTGTACGGAATAGTAAAAAACAGAAGGATGAAGCAATTAAAGCAGCTGAGGAACAGTACAACGAAGTAGTAAAAGAAATTATTCGGCAGAGAGATGAAGTTGGTTCAATTTCTAAAGAGCAGGCCGATAAGCTGATACAAGAGGCGACAAGGCAGCGTGATGAAGCGATTAAGAAAGCAGAAGAAATGCATCAGAAAGTGATTGAGGAAGCTAAAAAGCAAGCGGAGGAGCATGTTGATAAAGTTAACTGGGAAACTGGAGAAGTGCTGACAAAATGGGAAACATTTAAAAATAGCCTAACAAGGAAATGGGATGAGATAAAGACGAAAGCGGCCTCAGTTTGGGAAAGCACAAAAAAAGCTATCACAAAACCTATTGAAGAGGCAAAAGAAACAATACTCGATATCATTGAAAAGATTAAGTCTGCATTTGCAAATATGAAAATCACTATTCCGAAACCTAAACTGCCTCATATCAAAGTGAAAACAAAAAGAGAAACAGTAGGAGATGTAAGGCTTATATATCCCGATTTTGACGTTGAGTGGTATGCAAAAGGGGGTATTTTCACTAGACCATCAATCATCGGGGTTGGCGAAGCAGGAAAAGAAGCTGTCATTCCGCTTGATAAACTTCCTGGCTTGATAAGCGACGCATTAAAAAAGGCTTTTCCTGCAGGAGCGACGACAGGAGTAACCGGAGGGAATATCATCGTTCAACAGATGATAGTGCGGAACGATAATGACATCAAAGAGATAGCGAAAGAATTCTACCGACTTCAACAACAGGCAGCCAGAAGGAGGGGGCTGGCTTCGATATGATAGGATTTACCTTCCGAAACATCCATTCCTCCACCTTTGGAATAGGGGTAAGAAGCGTGGACCGGTCCCTGATTCCGGAGCTTCGCAAAAATGAATTCGTTATCCCCGGCCGGCACGGTACTATTGACTTCGGCCTTAACACATATGAGAAAAGGCAAATCACTATAGAGTTGGGTTTATTAAAAAATACTGACTGGCAAGCACTTAGGGCGAAGGCCCGGGAGATTGCTAAATGGCTTTCTGGCAAAGGTATGCTCATCTTTGATGATGAGCTGGATAAGGCCTATGACGCAGCTGTTTATGGTTACATAGGGATAGAGCAAATACAATCTTTGCCGGCTGGTGTCTTGACAGTGACATTTGAGTGCCAGCCCTTTGCTGAAAGTCTTGAATACCGGCAGGTAAACATACCTAGCATTACTACAAAGCCTTATGATGTAAAAGCTAATGTAGCGGGTACGTCTGAAACCTGCTGCATTATTACCATTAAAAATATAGGAGAAACAAACATAGAGGGTATTACCATCACTAGAAAGGTGGCGATTTAATTGGCGAGTGCAAGTAACTGGCTTGAAGAAGCTATTTTGAATTATTTTTTCCGGAATCAAGCGGTAGCTCAACCAACGGCACTATATTTGGCATTGTATTTAAACGACCCCACTGATGCCGACACAGGTACAGAAGTATCAGGAGCTGGCTATCAAAGACAGCAAATAACTTTTGGAGCTCCAGTACAAGTAGGAGATAAAGCAGTAATTTCTAATAATCAGAAGATAGAATTCCCCATTGCTCAAAGTGACTGGGGACAGATTTCTCATTGGGGTATAAGAACCGCACAAACAGGCGGGAATTTGCTTTGCCGAGGTTCATTCAGCAGAGTTGAGAATGTGCAGACAGGCAATAGGTTTACCATCGAAACGGGCAACTTGCAAGTGACCTTGGAATAGGGGTGGTCCTATGTTCAATAGGCAGCCCTACAATAGGGGTAAATTCAATGTTCCAAGCACAGCCATTTCCAGTAATAGTGGCATATCACTCCTTAAATTTGAAGCTGTCCCGGTAAATGCAGAGCGGACTATAAGCGCCAGTGGGCAGACCAGCTTGAAGCTAGGCAGTAATGCAGACGGGACAATTGTTAAATATGCTGCTGCCTCCTCTGCTTTGGCTTTGGGCGGTATGGCTGATGGCACCAAAGTCTTTATTGTGGAAGCTGGCGAAGCTGCTTTGGTAGTGTTAGCACAAGCCATTCATCAAATATCCGGTGAGCAGGTAATGCGCTTTGAAGGGCTGGTGCTCAAACCCGGCGATGAGCTGGTAATCAATACTTGTGACATGACGGTTACTCTAAACGGCCAGAACGCTATGGAGTTTTTCTCTGCTGATAGTGAATTCATAACCTTGTTAAACGGAGAAAACATCCTTGAATACAATGACGAGAGCGACGAAAGGAATATCAGCTTCGATATCATTTGGAAAGATAGGTGGCTGTAGATGGAAAACATCATCAGGGTTTATGATCGAAATATGAAAAAATTGGCCTACCTGCAGAACGCTTATGATATCGGTTATGAGTTAACATTAAACGAACTCTGGTATGCCAGTTTCACCATGCCGGCTGATGACCCCAAGAATATATACTGCCAGCCGTTCAATTACGTTGAAATATATGATGGCCGGGAGCGCATTGAACTATTTCGGATTATGCCTTCTAAACTAACCCGGAATACAAAAGGAGATATCGTATATCAATGTGAGCATGTCTTGGCTACTCTAATGGATGACGTGCTTTTCAGATATCATCAAATAGGCGGGTTAGGCATTAGGACAGCTCAAGTTATTAGATATATCCTTGACCATCAGCTCACTCCTAGATGGCAGCTGGGGGACTGCGAATTTGAGCGGCAATTTGAGTATAAATGGGAGAATGAAAACCTTTTAGCTGCCCTCTTTTCCGTTCCACAACCTTTTGATGAAGGATATCGCTGGGAATTCGATACGACGGGCAGCACATGGAGAATACATCTCAGAAAACTACCCACCAAGTTTAAGGCCGACATCGTTTATCGCAAAAATATGGTTGAAATACAAAAAGAGGTAGACCCTACATCAATCGTGACCCGGTTGTACTGTTTGGGTTATGGTGAGGGTGACAATCAACTGGGCATAGAAAGCGTAAACAATGGAATTCCGTATTTGCAAGCCAACGGCGAAGCGACTACGTGGGGCATAAAATCAAGCATATTAGTTGACCGGCGCTTTGAAAACCCGGAGACCCTTAAGGCATACGGTCAGGCCCTTTTGAATGAGTTAAAGAACCCGTATAAGTCCTATTCTGTTAAAGCTGTAGACCTGCATAGAAAGAGCCCGGATAAATACGAACGGTTTTTTCCGGGCGATATTGTCCGGATAATCGACAAAGAAGATAACATCATAGAGGATTTGCCTATCGTTAAAGTATCTAAATCCGACATCACCGGCAATCCCGGCGATATTCAAATTGAAATTGCGAATAAGAGCAGGGATATAGCCGGTACTATTTCAGAATTACAAAACCGGACACGGATAAATGAAGTATATGCTCAGGGAGCAACGAATCTGGGCAGTTACAACTTTGCCGACAACTGCGATCCCAATTATCCGGCAGTTTTAAAGTTTTACATTCCTGAAGAAACAGTGCGGATAAATAAAATACTGTTAAGTTATGAAACTTCCGCATTCCGGGCCTACAGTCGGGCAATAAAAGGCGGCGGGGCTTACGTTGACACAACAGAATCAGGCGGGGAAACATCAACCACAACAGCGTCCGGAGGCGGAGCGTCAACCACCACGGAATCAGGCGGCGGGACATGGACTACCACGGAATCAGGTGGCAGAGTACAAACCACCAGCGAGGCTGATGACTGGAGAAGTGATGGCAATAGCCATAACCACGGAATTCCTACAGGCACACGTTTACTCACGGCAGACAATCCTGACGAGGGGTCTTATGTGACGTGGGCGCCGAGCGGACAGCATACACATGAAATCAATATCCCCGACCACAGGCACGACCTAAATATCCCGAACCATAGACATAACATCAGTATTCCTAACCACACACACAACATCAATATCCCGAATCATAAACACGGCATCAATATCCCTAACCATACTCACGAAATCGAGCACGGGATATTTGAAGGGCCGACGCCGTCCAGTGTGCAGGTAAGAGTGGACGGAAAGCTAGTGCCGGGTTTAAAGACATCGGAAACCGATATTAACATCATCCCATACTTGGCAAAAGATGATGGTGGTCGGGTGCAACGTGGCTGGCACGAAATAACAATCGCCCCTAACACATTGGGGCGAATTGTGGCCAACATAGTTATGCAGTTTTTTGTGCAGAGCAGAGGTAGTGGGGACTATTAGTTGCAGGAGGGATTAAATATGGCACAAAAAGTAATGTATCCGGG